GATGAAGTAGCATTATCTAAAGGATTAAAGGTACTAAAATTTCCACTACTTGCCATATCTATTTAACTCCCAAATGTTGGACTATCAAGAACTTGATGGTCTGTTCCCATGTTATTTGCTGTAAAATCATTATTGTTTCCTGAACTATCATCACCGAGTGCAGATGCGTTTTGAAATTTAAGATGAAAACCATTCGTACCAAATGTAGTTCCACTTGGGTCTTTTGGAATCCATATATTGCCACCTTTGTATTCACCGAATTGAGTAGGTGCATAAGATTGCCCATCTGCAAATATTACTTCTGCCATATAACCATTAAAATATTGGCTAGTAGAACCATAATGTCCTATATTCATAGGATAACCAGAATAATTTATTAACGTATCATAGTTTAAAGTAGAAGCAGTATAATCTGTAACATCAGTTAATTGTGTTCCATTATGATATAATTTAGTTCTATCTGCACTTGATGATTGCGTCATATCTACTCTAAAAACCAAATGCATCCAAGCACTAACATCTCTTTGTAATGCACTATAACCTTTATTAAAATCAAATGAACTACCTGTATATTCATAAGCACGAGTATCCTCAACATTAGAAAATCTTAAACTAAATTCATTTCCACTACTATATGTACCAAAAATAGTTTGGTCTGCTCCTAATGTAGTTTTTTTAATCCAAGCACTAAAAGTAAAAGTTTTTCTATTACCAGTAGAACTAACTGACCTTGATAGATAAGAAGTACTAGCAGAATCAAACCTAGCTGACTGTTGTATCTGATAGTCATAAAATCCAGATGCAACAGACGTAGCACCAGTAAACCATTTTTCGTTTGCTACCATTAACTAAAAGCCAACTGAGGTGTACCAAGCAAAATTGAATTATCTGCTTTTATTAAATAAGGGACTACATCATAAGATGAGTTCGCACTTGATACAGTTAAACCAGCACCCCCAACAGTTTCATAATCACCATGTAAACTAACTGTTCCAGCACTTCCAGAAGATGGTTGTATAAATACTATAATACCAGTTTGTCCTACGTTACCAGCTTCAGTACTAGGTTGTGCCAAAGTATTAGCTCCAGAACCTAAAGTAAGTATAAAATTTTGGTAAGTATCAAAGTCTAAAGTTTTGCTTGTAGAAATCGTTGCTGTTTCAGTCTTTGGAATATTTACTTTATTTGTTAAAGTTCCAGTAGATACTAAAGAAACTAGTGTTGAACTTGCTCCAGCTGGTAATAATAATTCATTTGTTACACTAGCTGAGTGTGGTTGTGATTTAACAATTTGCCCATGAGAGTTGCTTTCGCAATTAAACTGGATTGCACCAGCATTAGTATTTCCTCTTACAGTTACATGACCAGTTCCTTTAGCTTCTAAGTCTAAATCAATATTACTATCACCCCCAGTTGCTTCTAACTTTGGTGGATTACCAGTAGCAGAGTTTGTTATATCAAATTGATTTACTGCTGAACCAGTCTTTTGAAATACAATAAGTTCATTTCCATCATCATCATTTATTCCATGTGCATCATCAATCTTAATATTAAAACTGTTTGTATCTAAATCACCACCTAGCTGGGGTGTCGTGTCATTTACCAAATCAGATTGTGATTGACTATCTATAAAGTTTATTGTGTTTGCAGATGTATCTACAGTTGCAAATGATATATCATCTGAGCCATCAAAAAACTTTATCTCTAAACTATTAGACCCTGAATTGGTTGTGTCTAACCATAATGTACCAGTTGTTGCACCACTAGGTCTTGATGTTCCTGAGTGCATGGAATTAAGTGCCGATAACGAATTATTCAAATCACTCCTAAAACTAGGGAATGATTGGTTTGCTATATTCATGTCATGTTGTGCCATATCTATTTATACTCCTTTTAAAATCCTTTTGCAATAAAATCAAATGTTTTTGATACACCAGAATTAGAACTGTTAAAAAATGCTACATCAAACCCAGTAATAGCTTTATTGCTCACAGTAAAATAATCTCCAGTTGCCATTCCTTGTGCCGTTAAACCTATAGCATAATTAACAGTTTTAAATGGTTTTGTAAATGTAATTGATTTAGTAGTTGTTCCAGAAACAATATCATTATCACTAAATATTCTATCTTGCATATCAATAGTTACTGTTACTGCTGATACTACTGGGGTTGATGCGTTATCTCTTGAAATTAATACTACTCTAAATTTATAATATCTTGCTTCATATTCCCCTATAACAAATCCTCTAAATTCAGTGAATGTGCTATTATCATCACTAGTTGCTATTTCTAAATGTGCATTACAGTTAGCTGGAGTATCTCCATCAAAGTTTGAACTAGCAATATCAAATAAACCACTTCTATTATCAAATAAATCATCAGGATTATCTGAGCTTTGAGTAAGTGATGCTGTTATTCTTACAGTATGCTTTGCTCCTATATCTATAACATTTGCAAATTCATAATTACCAGTAGATAAAAAATCAGAATTAGTTGCACCTTGATCAAAAAATCTGTCTGTATCAGTATCAAAATCTCCACTAGCAGAATCAAATAATTCTGAACTATCTAACTCTATAGCATTATCAATTAAAATTGCGTTTGTAAATGTTCCACCGAATGTTGGGTTTTCTGTTTGTGTAGTAATGTTATTAAAGTTTATAGCACTTGTTACATTCGATATAATTGCAGTTGCATTAGAACTAAAGTTTCCTAGTTTATCTACTGCTTTAATTAAATATGTTCCTTGTCTTGCTGGTACGGATATTGAAGTTGCTGGTCTTGATATTTTTTCTACTAAAGCCACTGAGTTTAGCCAGTCAGCAGTTCCGTCAGTTTCTTCAGAAAACCTTAAATTATAATAAGCTAAATCTAAGTCTGTTACAGCTTCCCATGATAAATGAGCTTCTTGACCAGCTACATTGCAAGAAAAATCTGTTACATCTGAAGGGGGTTCTATTGCTCCTACTATTTTTCTTTGAGCAGATACATAGGTTGAACTTACACCAGCAGTATTAACTGCTTTTACTCTTACATCATAGGTTTCTTGGTCAATAACATTTAATACTCTATGATTTAGTCCAGAACCTTGAGCATAAATAATAAAATCTGAATCAGAACTTAATTTATATTCTACTTGGTAAAAATCTATAAAATTATCAGGACTTGCCCCAACAGTAACATCTAATGCCACAATAACTGTACCATCATTATATTCTATTAGTTGGTCATCTAATGTAACACTAGCTGGTGGTTGTATTACAAAAGGGTTTGGTAATGTAGTGTTTGGAATACTTGCTACTTCTTGCTGTGTGCCAAAAGTGTAAAAGCTATCTTGGTGTTCAGAGCATTGTAAAGTTACTGAATAATCACTATTAATATTCATGCCTTGCACTCTAAATGGTTTTGCAGAAAAACTTGGTGTTGCATGGGTTACATTAACTATATCCCCTACTGCTAAATCTAACGCAGATGCGTCAGCAACTAGGCTAATGTCTAAACTTGACCTAGACCTTCTTAAAATAATTTCAGCCATTTCCTGAGCCTGATATGGGCTAGTTAACATAGTAAAGTCGAACCTTCCCTCTAATAATAAACCACCATCTGCTGTTTTCATAGTTGCGTGTTGATCTGCACTTGCTAAACCAGTTTCATCTACTGGTGGGAATTGCACTGTATCTGATTGGTAATTTTTATCAGGATTTGTAAAAGTAACAATTACTCTATTATATCTTGAGTTTTTGTTTTTACTTTTTACCGATATACCCCCAATAATATTATCCTCTGTAAGAGTTATTGATGCCGAGCCACTTGTTTCCACTAAAATATTATATATACCCCCAGAGAAGTTTAAATAAGCCCTAGCACCTGATACAAATTTTTTAACATTATCTATAGCTTTCTTTGAAGTATCTACAACTGCGTGGCTGTCCATTAAATCTATCTGACTAGCACCACTATAAGGGGTGATATTTGCATCACACACATCAGATGCAGTTTGCCAGTCTGCAAAGTTACTATCAAAATAACTGTTAGCTATACCCATTCCAAATCGTTCATTCCTTAAATAATCTAATAATTGTAAAATAGGGTTATCTGAATATTCCCATGTAGAACTTGTATCTGCTCTATGGCTACCACTTCCACCAGTTACAGTTCCATCTAAGTTAGGATTATAAACTTTTTTACCTTGCACTACTGCTTGAACTGTTGGCAATGAACCGAACTTGTCTTGATTCCACTCAAACCTCAAAGCTAAATAACATAACCCTCTTAATCTATGGTTTGAAGTCCATGAACTTAATGTTGATAATAATGATGATGCAGTTTGGCTATCACTTCCAAAATGAGGTTCACAAGTTATAAGACTTGCCCCACTATAAAAGTTTGCATCTCCACTACCTACAGTGATTTGCGTATTGTCTGCTATATCTCCTGACCAGGTTACCTCATTGTCATTAATCAATATAGATGTAATATCATTTATTTCTCCTTCACTTAGGATAATAGCCATATATAAATATTGGTTATCTGTTCCAGAGGTTTCTAAAAATACAACATTGCCACCGACTTTTCTTGTTCCATAAACAATAGGAATATGTGCATTAGCATTAAACTTATTTACTAAAGCACCATTATTAGTTTGGTCTGCTAAGTTATCTCCATAATCTGGTATCTCTGGTTGTGGCATTATCCAACCAATGACATCTCCAACTAAATCTCCTACGAAATCAACAGCACTTGAAAAAACTTTTCCTATAGATTTAAATAAACCCATTTACACTCTACCCCATTTAATATCTTTGACAGTTAAGGCAGAGAACTCCATTCCTTTATCGCCACTAAATATTCTTTGTTGTGAGTTATCCGTTGTAGTTCTTCCATTGATCTTGCTAAAGTTACCCCAGTGAGAAGTAACACTTAATGTGATAGTTGCAGTAGATGTGCTATCTTTTATGTTGTATTCATCTATTGTTCCAAAAAAAGACAGAAAAGGGTCAGATATTAAAGCTAAATTACTATCTAAAAACCCTCTATAAATATATACATCATCATTAATAATATTCTCATTTAATGCCACACTTATGTAAGTTTGATCAACACCTGATAAGCTAATACTCAAAGTGTTTTTTGTAGGTACATTTGTTTCGTTTACATCAGTAATGCTTTTTAAATGACCATTTGCTAGATAGGTTCTTGAACTACCTGACACACTTGAGGTAATATCAAAACTTGCGTTTGTTAAATATACTGGTGTTCCAAAACCTATTTCTATTAATAATACTGGTTCTATGTTACCAGTTGCCAGTTCGGTTTTTACTGCACTTGTTAAACCTCTAGCCATTTATAAACTCTCTATTACATCAAACTCATAACTAAACAATAAGTTTCCATCACCATCATTTTCTGTTGTTTTGAACTCTTGAACATCACTTGTTAAATGCACTTTAAATGGAACGGAATCATAAGTAACCCCACTATCATTTGCTAATGCAGTTCTTAATGGTGGCTCTATTGTTACTGTTGCTGAGTTGCTGGAACTGGTTACATCATCTATAACCATATAAACTTTATCATGTGCAAACTTTAATAAATCACCAGCCTTTAATCTACCAGCACCATCACTAGCAAAACCATCTATTGCTATAGTAGTATCTGTTGCAGAGTGAGAACCATTGACTAAAAGTGTTCCAGTTTCATTTCCTTGAGCATTTAAATAGCTTGGCATATTTATAGTAAAATCTTCCTTCCTTGCTCTCTGCTTCATTATAAATGCCATGATAGGTGCAAAATCTGATCTTTTCATAGGTGGATAGCTTACTGTAAAGCTAAACCTTTGACCTTGAATTTGCCTTCTAAAAGATTTACCACTATCTGTTTCAGAGAATAAAGTTTTTTGATTGCTTTGTAGGTTAATTGCTTCAAACCTTGTATCTGGTAATGTGCCACTCATATAATCGCCATTCTACCTTTTTCATTTACTGCACTATTGATCATGTTTATTATTGTTCCTCTACTGTTGACTATCAGTTCATCAAAACCTCTAGCATCTACTGTGCTAATATTAAAGTTTACTGTTACTGGTTTACTCATTCCTAGCTTGTCATTGGGTACAATAGTTCCAGCTTGATCAGGTACAAATAATTCAGCTCCTTTTTCTCCTACAATACTAGGCTGATTAACTGGAGGTCTACCACCTTTTGCAAAACCTTTTATTTTGTTTACCATACTCATTCCAAAAGCTATTGCTCCACCTACTGCAACTATATTAAATGGAAAAGGTATTTCCTTAAAAGTTTTTAATGCACCCTCATAAACACTTATTAATGCTTTTTTAATTGAATCTGATTTAAACAATGCCATTGATTTTTTAAATGCAAACTGAACTGCTTGTCCTATTAACATTTCAATAAACATTCTAGTAACACTTTTTGCAAAATCTTGAAAATTCATTTTCCCAGTCATAACAAAATCAGTAAGCATTGTTTTTAATCCACCAAAAGTCTTTGCTCCTATATCTTTTATTTGTTGCATACCAGTTTTTTGTGCGTCTACTGATTCCATAAAACCAGCTTTGAAATTACCATATGCTTCTGTTAATAAGCCTACTTCTGCTGTTGCTTTTTTTTCAGGACTATCTTCTTCAGACATTGCTTTCATATCTTTATGTAGAGATAATGCTTCTTCTAATACTTTAAATTGTTCTAGTAATGCTTCTGTTAAACCTCCAGTTTTTATTTTTGATTTATCTATTTGAAGTTGTAGTTCCTCAAAAACTATCATACCTGAATTACCAGCTTCATCTATAGTTTCAGCAAGTTCTCTATAAGGTGTTTGTAATTCTTTAGCACTTTCTAAAAGATTTCTATTTTCTTCACTTATTTTAGCAAAACCTTCTTCTCCCACTAATCTTAGTCTTTTTCTAGTTTCTAAAATACTTTGATTAAAATTAGCAAAGTCCTCTAAAAACAATCCTAATCTATTTCTAATATCATCAATAAAACCAGCTATTAATAATACTCCAGCTTTTCCTTTACCACCTAACATCATAAAGCCAATAACCCCTAAAGTATCCATAGGTGGTGGCAACCCTCTAACGAAATTTACTAAATTTGCTATTGATAGTCCTATAAATTTAAAAACACCACCGAATTGGTCTATGACACTAGCACCAAATAATAATACTTTAGCTGTAACACTTACTATAGTCTGTCCTACTTTTTCTGCAAATTTTTCTATACTACCAAAATTATCATTCATACTTTTTACAGTTTGTTGAGCAACTGTTTTTAGTGCTACAAAAGGTGATGAATCCATTACAGCTAACTGAAATCTAGTAAATCCATCACTAATCATTGAGATAGTTCCGTCAAAGGTTTTAGCCATTTCTTTACTAGCACCTACCATTGACAATGTGCCTTCTCTAAATGCTTTAATAATATGTTCTTTAGATTTTTCTGCACTCATTTGAACTCCAGCTTCAAAACCTAACATTTCTCTTACCCCTCTATCTCTGAATAAATCAGCAGAGTTGATACCAGCAGAAAATACTCTTTGTAGTTGTTCAGCAGTTGTTTGAAAATCTAAGCCTGAGGCAGTTGCTATATCACCAGTTATTTTTAATATTTCGTTTAATTCGTCAGCATCTTTTGATACCACCGACAGATTAGCAGAACCTCTTTGAATTTCTGATAAGGTAAAAGGAACTTCACTAGCAAACTTTAATAAACCTTTAAATGCTTTTTCGCCTTCTTTAACATCATCAAATAAAAATTTAAATCGAACTCTAAGTCCTTCCACTTCTCTTGCAGTATCAAGGAAACCTTTAGCTACAAAACCAGCACCCAGTCCGACTAAAGCATTACGTAAGTTAAAGACAGAATCTTTTACTTTGTTAATACCTTGAGTGGCTGATTTCATAGCTTGACGTGTTTTGTCTTTAGCTATGATGTCTATATTAACTTGTTTAGTTGCCACTTATCGCCTTGCCCTTTCTAATCGTTCTTGTCTTTGTCGTTCTTCGTTTTGAATTTCAAAATATGCTACCCATAAGTAAAACTCATCAACTGACATTTCTAAAATTTCGGCAACTGTTTTGTGTAGTTTTTCTGCTAAACCAAAGATATTATGTAACTCAACATTATTTTTTAGTTTTTTTTATTGTCCTCTATATCTTTGTTTTCAGTACCCATTATTTTGGTGGCAACGTCTGCTATGATGTTTGTATCAGCTTTAGTCTTAAAACCTAAGACATCTTGACCAGTAAACATTTTCTTTCCATCTATCGTCAGTGATTTTTCTATAATAACATCTATTAAAACTAATAGATCGGTATTAGTAGCACCTTTGAAAATCTTTTGTTTTTCCATCATATTAAATGGTTTGCAATGAATAGCTTTATCACCAACTAAACCCCACTCTGGCACTTCAATTATCTTAGTATCTAATGCACTAAAATGATCTCTTATACCATCAAAATAATCAATTTTATTGTCAGTCATATATTACTTACACAGTACCGATAGTCAGACCACCAGTTCCCTGAAGTGAAACAGTTCTAGTAGTTATACCATCTAAAGTTACACCAACAGACATTCCAGTTACAATACCACTGCCTGAGAACTTTCTATCTCCTGAAGCATTACCTTCTGGTAAAAATGCAAATGTTACTTCTGCACCTTGTACCAATGTTGTTTGTGCTGTATCTGTTTCATCAAAGTTCATATCTATTGAAGCAGTAAAACTACCCCTTCCAACCATAAATGATTTCATTGAATCACCTAATGCAGTTTTTTCTACTGTATCGTGTGTTGTGTCTACAGTAAATCCAGTTGCATTGCCTAGAGTATCTGACCCTATTGTTACAACTCCTTCTTTTCCATGATGTGTCGCCATTTAAACCTCCTTTTATTTAGTTTATTTTTTTTTCTTGTTTATCTTCTTGTTTTACCACTTTTTCACTTTTTTTGGTAACTTTTTTTTCACCTTCTAAAGTAAATCCGTTGTTTTGAAAATACTCTATGTGATCTTCTGAGCATTTGATAGTATCATTCCCTTTTTTCATAGTTACTTGTTTCGCCATTATGCACTCCCTCTTGTAAATTCATAAATTACTCTTGCAGTTATTCTAACACCACCATAAGGGTATATTGTTCCCTCATCTGTTGATGCTTCGACTATTTGCGTATCTAAAGCGTTTCCATTTCTAGTTATATCATTATCTAGAGTTTCTTCAACTACTTCTATTAATTGATTTCTTACTGTGTCTATATTGCTTGTTGTTCCTTTACCAAAAGCTACTATAAGAAAGTCAATAGAACCTCTATAACTACCAGCACCAGTATCACCCATGCTAGATGCTTCTCTTGATTCATCTCCTGATTGCACAAATAAAGCTGGGAACTGTGCATCTGATAGTTCTTCTACTTCAAAAGGTTCTCTAGTTATCTTTTTAAATTCTATAGGGCTAGTTACTGCATCAAGTTTAGTAATGATATCACTAGCTATGTTTTCTCTTTTACTCATATCTTCAATGCTTTGAAATAGGTTGATGCAAACTCTTGCCTTATTTTATCTTCTTCTTTGTTTCCAATAGAAAAGAATGGTCTTACTGTTTTCTTTTTTCCAACTCCAAATATATCGTGATATGATGCTTTTTTATTTTGATCTTGACCTCTAAAAAATAAAGAACTTCTTAATCCTTTAATTTCATAAGTTAGACTTCTAAACATTTGTTTTGAATCGGTTAAATCTACAAAACCAGTTTGCCTACCTCTTTTCTTTCTGTTTTTAACTGTAGATTTTGCATAAGGAATCATTTTTCCTCCGTCTGGTAAATTTCCACTCTGAGTTCTTTTAGTAATCATAAATACTGCCATATTAGAAACTTTATTTAATGCCTTTTCAATAACTGGTTGCTGTTTTCTAGTTATTCTTTTTAGTTCGTTTACAACATTAATGCTATTAACTTTTACTTTTACTTCCATTATCTCACTAATCTTAAATGATGAATTGGTTCTTTTTCTGAATCACTAACTGAGCCTGAACTATCCTCATCATATTCCACACCATCTCTTAGTATAGCTTGAAATTCTTCTTCATATCTTTCTCTATAGAAATCTATTTGTACTTGGAATGTATCTTTTCCCTCTCCAGTATCAGGGTCTCGCCATTTAGTTAATATAGGGTATACATATTTCCATAGTGCTAAATATACTACTGATTGTGTCCATTGTGCGTTTGTTAGTTTGCTGTTAGTAATTTCAACTGATGTTACTTTTGTAATATCTTTGTATCTAACTTGATGTCTATATCTTTCCCACCATTCCTCTCTAATTCTTCTAAGTACATCATTTTCTGCAAATTGTAACTGGTCGCCAAAGTCAGCAATACCAAAACCTAATATATCAGGCTGTATCTTTTGCAAGTTTGTGTTTGCTACAGCAAATTCAGTCGTAGCCATTATTTAGCTTTCTTTTTTGGTTTTGCTTTTGGTTTTTCTGCAACTGGTTCAGCTTTTTTCTTTTCTGGTGCATCTGAAACTAATTTAAAACCTCTGGTTTCATACCTTGTTATATTATATTCGTAATCGGTTTTTGTTCTTACAATTACTTTTCCATCTCTTTCTAATTTTACTGTACTCATTTTAATCTCCTAATGAAAAGGGGTGGTTTCCCACCCCCTTAAATTTAGTTAATAACAGATTCGTTAAGCATTTCAATGCCATAACTATCATGAAGTTCACCAACTCCATAAACTGCTGTAGCTACTATCTCGTCTGCTCTTAAAGACGCATCTCTTTGAGTTTCTAGCTTGATATCTTGCATCATTGCTAAACCTAAAGCATCTTGAGAGAATATACCACCTTTACAATTATCTGTGTCAGTTGTGCCATCTACATTTGAAGATTCAAAGATTTGAACACCAGCTATAGTTCCTATGAAACCAGTTCTCATAGCTTCATTTTGTAGATCACCACCATTAGGATTTACAAAAGTATTCGTTAATGATTTCTTAACATTATAAATAACTTTTGGATTAAAAACACCATAATAAGGTGCTGGTACTTTAGCTTGTCTTAGTGTTGCAACTGCTTTAAATATATTATCTATAGTTAATTCAGTTCCACCACCACCTATGCTAGTAGAAAATCCATCAAATAAAGCTATCAAATCTTGATCCATCTTTGTTGCAATAGCTTCACCGAATAATTTACCAATATCTCCAGCAACATTTCTTGATGCTGAGTTTCTTGCCAAGTCAGTAAGTGTTGTCATAACACCTTTTTCTGAAGCTGTAATAGTTACAGATGTTGGGTTTACTGCTGTGTTTGATAGGTCAGTTGCTTCATTAACTGCTGATGCTGATACAGTTCCGTAAATAGGTACTTCTACTGATTTACCTCCACCAGCTATAGTGTAGTTTCTAACCAAATTTCTCATTATTGATTGCTCATTAGCTACAAATAATGCTTCTGCTACTATCTCAGTATAGAGTTCTGATATAGTACTACTTGTTGTTTCGTTTGCCATGTTAACTCCTTTAAATTAAAAAAAAAATTATGAATTAATCACTCTAGGCTGAGAGTTTTTCTTTTGCTTCCATTTTGCATATTTCTCTCTGTCTTTAGGATTACTCATATCTAAATCCTCAATTTTAAAACTGGAGTTGAGTTCCCCTCTATCCACATTTGACACTGAGCCACTGCCACTTGGGGTAGCAGAAACAAAGTGTGGGTTCTGTGTTAAAAACTCTTGCACTAATTCATCAGTAGTCAAAAGCTCCCCTTTACTGTTATATCTGGCTAATCCGTTTTTGTCCAGTATTTCTACATTGCCAGATTCATTTAATTTTATATCTCTATTTAATAGCTCTACCACTTGGTCAGGGTTTATAGCTTTGTTCTTTGAAGCTGATGATAATAAAGATTTGTTTATTTTTATATCTTTGAGTTGTACTTCTAAATTAGTTTTTTCTTTGTTCCATTCTTGCGTCTTAGTTTTAAGTATCTCCTCAAACTCACCCTTCTGAATTTTTTGTTTCTCTTCTATTTCTTTTTGTGCCTTAACTATATTAATAGCTGAATCTAAATCATCAACACCTATTTTTTTGTTTATTGTTTGACGTTCCTTATGCAACCTTCTCTCTACTATCTCATTTAGTTCCTCTTGGCTAAAGGTTCTAGCATTAGGTTTTTCTGTTACTTCAGGTGTTTGCACTTCTTCATTAACTTGCGTAGTTTGTTCTACTTTGTTTTCTTCCATTTGTTTATCCATGTGTATATTCTCCAGTTGTAATTTATTTATAGCAAAGTTTTATTTAAAAATCTATATTTTAGTATTTTTTGCTAATTTTAATTCTTTGACTTTGTTGTTTGTTTGTATTGCTTCTGCTATCATTTCTATTTTTTCATCTGGGTTTCTTGTAGCTACTATAGGAAACTCCTCTCCAAATATTTCTTCATACAAATTATAAAAATCTATTGATGTTCTTGCTTTTAGTAATTTATCTAATCTTTCTTTTTCTGATAATGCCATTATATCCTCTATATTTTTTCTAATACTTCTAATCTTTTTTCAAATTCTTTTACTGTGTTTGGTATAATTTCTTTTGCAAGTGCATAAGCCTTTTTATCGTGCCTAATAGAAAATAAGTTAGCAAAAGTTTCTACCTCTATGTTACCTTTTTTTCTATAATAATTAACTCCATGCCCCCAAGTATGGTATGTTGTTTGAAAAGTACCCCTCATTAAAGCATCAATTATATCACTTACTTCTCCAAATCCATCTCCATTTAAAAATGTTTCGTCATATTGATATATTAACATATCTGGTTTTCTCTTATCATATACTTTTTTAGTTTTTCTAGTTCCAATTTTTGCAAATAATTTATCTGCAACATCTCCTTTTCCCTCATACCTAATTTTAAAGTCATCATACTTATCTCCAAATAATTTTTTTCTATCTTTTTTTATAGCATCTATAAAACCTTGATTAGATTCTGACCAAGCAATATTCCTACTTTTGTTAGATACATAGTCTATATGGTGTCCATATTCGTGTGCTATTACATAACTTCTTACGTTATTGTCTTTTGCATTTAATCCAGCTCTTAATTCTTGGTTATTAGCATAATAAATTCCATTCTTTGTGTTTTTTACTACTTGTGGTTTATCTAACTTATTAACTATAATTTTTTGTTGATCAGTTAATTGAGAATTAAAATCTTTATCATAATCTTTTCTTGTTGCTTTACTTCCTCTATTTAATAATGCTCCTATAGATATATCAGATATTAATGATTGTCTTGTAGGTGGTGGTGTTTCTTCTATTACTTCTTCTGGTGGTACTTCATCTACTGTTTCTTCTAGCCATGCTGGGTCTGTGGGAATCCAAGTATGTCTGCATCTATAACCACCTCTAACTATAAATGGGTCGCCAGTCGATTTACCAGCCCAAGACCTATTGTTCCAAGTATCTCTAATTTGTTCTTCAGTTAGTGTTTTACCTAACATACTAACGCAGAAATCTCTACTATCTCGCACCAGTGTTCCAGTGTAAGTAAAATGATTTAATCCACTTTCTTTTGCTTTTGCTATAGTAAACTGACCATGAAATTGCATAACACTATCATGGGCTATCTGACCAGCATATCTTCTTAAATTATTACCAGCCCTATCACTAGCATACTGTGTGTGTAGTTTTCTAACAGCATCTTCTACTTGTAATTTCTTTGCACTATTAAATTTGTTTTCATTAACAAAATCAACCAACTCATTTATTTCTCTTTGATTTGATTGTTTATATACTCCATTAATATGTGATCTAATATTAGTAACCATATCATCATAAGGTCTACCAGCTATAGTGCTTTGATATAACTCATCATTAATTACTTTGATAAACCTTTCGCCTATATCTTCAAACCCTGAATAGCTTTGAAACTTTAGTGCATTAATAGTAGATAGGTTAGCTTCTGTAAGACTTTTAAACTTATTTGGAATAGGCATTTCTCCAAACTCATCTAGTACCTCTTTTGCTATTTTGTTGTATTCCTCATTAATAATTAGATCAGCTTCATTAAGAAAATTGTTTTCTATTGCTTGTCTAATCTTTGGTTGTAGTTGTATTGCTAATCTTTGTGATACCAGTTGACCATTAGTTGATCTGGTTACTTCTTTTATAATATCTTCTTCTAGCTTGTATAATACATTGATTATACGTTGTTCATGTTGATCAGCTAGTTTTTCTAATACTCTTGACATAGTTTATAAAGGGAAGTTCTTTTTCCATGCTCTAATTGACCAGTATGCTGGTGATAGTGTCTTTTGCCCTTTTACCTCTTTTAATACACCACCCATTCTAGCAAGAAATGATTTTTGCCTAGCTGGTATGTTCTTCTTGATGCTCATACCTCTAGCACCAAATGTAACTTTCTTAACTCTACCACTAGACTTATCTTTTACATAAACACCAAACTTTTTTCTTTTAGATTCCGTTGTAGATAATCTATAAGGTTTATTTAGTTTTACTTGTTTACCTCTGTACTCTGCCATGTTATTTTTTTTTCCTTTTAGATGCTCTGGTTATAATATCTCTATCAAATGTTCCTGATTTACCTCTGCTTATTAGTTTGTTTACTCTAGCCATAGCCCATGCGTTCATTGGTATTCTAGGTCTACTACCACTAGATAGAAACGCACCTTGCCCTCTACGAAAACTAGCCTTGAGGTCAGCTAGATTAAATAATTTAGACTTCTTAGCTTTTGTTTTAAGTGTTTTGATTGTTGATGCTGATAAAGGTTTTCTTTTTACTGCCATTATACCCTCGTTCTTCTTCTTAATAATGCTCTAGGTATTCTTGCACCACTCTTATACAAGTCGCTAACTTGTTTAATTAAACTAGCCCTTTTAGTACGTTTAGAACCTTTTAACCCTGATAAATACTTTTTAGGTATCTTGGTCTTTTTATCTTTAGGAACTCGCTTCTTCTTCCGTTTCGCCAACTGTTACTCCTTCTACATTTGTGGTTTGAAACTGACCTCTAACTGCTCTTGAGTTATCAATTTCTTCATTAATAGTTTTGATCTTATCATTATCATCTATGACTGTATCTGCTATTTGTTTATCTATTTCTTTGTTAAATGTTTCTGATTTTACACCACTTGCTTTAGCCATTTGTAAGTATTGCATATCATTAGCCCAATCTCTTATATCAAAAGTATCTGGGTAATTAATAGAACCATCAAACTCTTTATCTAACCATCTAGCAAACAATGACCAGATATGTTCTTCTGCATTTTCTAAGTAATCTGCTTTCTCTGATAATCTTGCATTAAGTAATTGAAACTCTGTTTGCAATGCTATTCCACTAGCTATCTGTCCACTAGTAGCCCTTACTGAACCCATGTGCGTTATTCTATCAATAGCATCTACTTTGTTTTGTATACACTTCATAATACCATCTAGGTTTTGTCCACTAGGTTGAATGATGTAAGGTTTTAAAGCAGAATCTAAATCTTCAGGTATTTCTATAATAGAACCAGCCCCAGCACTAGCTTCTACATTAGGGGTTTTAACTAAACTGGGGTGGTTTGCTAATCGTATCAACTGTTCTTTTTCTGAGTAATCGTTGTAGATAGATTGTTGTAAGTAAGCAACATCTGATAAATCACTTATACCTATTGGTCTTTTATTTCCTCTTAGGTTGTAAACATTAACTGCTGGAATAACTCCTATTGGGTTAGGTATTTCTTCTAGTAGTTTTGATTCACCATCTGCATATTCTTTTTCATATTCTTCTACCTCATAAGTTCTTATTGTTTCTTCAGTAAATACTTTTAATATTGCTCTCTCTGAATTTATATCTTCTACAATAACTAAATAATCTAAATAGAACCTTCCACTATTTGCCCTTTTATAACTCCAGTTAACAATATTCTCTGGAGTATATATTGAAACATAAGGTCTAATATCTTGAGCCAGTTCTTCTGCTCTAGTCTTTGCATTGCTTTGAGGTTTATCTACAATAACCCAACAGTTACCATAAATAGATGCGTTCATCTGAACTTCTCTCATAATAGTATTGAAGCTTCTACCATCAAGGTCTGCATCTTTTATAAAGGATTGTAATTGTATATCACCATCTAGGCTTCCATAATCTCTAGTCGGTGAAACTCTCCATAAAAAGCTAGTGTATATTTGCACCACGTTTTTACAATGGTTGTCTAATGGGGTATGTCTTATTCTTGCATCATACTCCTCTGGTGATTCTAATATATATCTATGTAAGTAATATCCATTTTTATAATCATTTCCTCCAAGATAACTACGAATATAAAACTCCCAGTTCTCTATGTTGGATTGCCATAAATGATGTTTCTCTTGTAATTCTTCTCTGTTCATTAACTCCACCTCTTTTGGTCAGTTGGTTTAAAGTTTCTCCTTATAGGATAATTATACTCTATCAAATACCCTAATGCGTCATTCATATGGTCGTATCCACTATCTTTATCTGGCACGTGAGTGCCTTCTTTATAAATTTGTCGCTCTATACTCTTTATCACATTTTTACAAGTATGCAAAATAAATAAACTACTTTTACCAGCAACATTTTTTAGCTTTGAGTTTACTGCGTTTATTCTATCTCTTACCAATGGTGCTGTATTTCTACATCTAACATCAAAGCCAAAGTTTTTTAATATAGATAAATCTGTTTGTCCCCCAGCAGATGTTTTCCTTTGTCTAGCACTAGGGTCAGGATAAACAACAATATTTTTATTCTTATACCTTGTTTTTATTTCTTCACACATTTCATTCGTATTAGAGGAATATATTTGTATCTCATCTATTACCATAACTTTATCATTCTCTATTATTGATACAACTGCACACATGGGGTCTACGTTAAAGTCTAATCCTATATGCAAAAATAAACTATTATCCTTGTATCTATCTATTATATTTTTTTCCCTATTAAAGTTATAGTATATCATTCCTGAGTAATTTACAAAGGTTGCTTCATATTCTTGCTGAAATGTTCTCAAATCTAAATCTTGCTTTGCTTGTTCTATTTCTTCTTCACTAACTTGCTGACCTTCTAATGTTGTGTATTTGAAACTCTCCCAGTCTTTGTTTGTTTCTCCCATCTTAAATAACTCATAACTCCAGTTACCGAAACCTCTAGGACTACCACAGAAGAAAGCAGAGCCTTCAGTATCAGATAATGTTGGTCTTAATACTTCATACCAAACTGTTTTGTTTATGTCTGAAAATTCATCACAGACTAAAAAATCTAGACCTACGCCCCTTAGTGAATTTTCGTTATCTGATCCCCTTAATGTTATCTGTGTGTTGTTTCTTAGTGTAATAGTTA